AGGCGACGGCCAAGCTGCGGATGCTTGAAGAAGCCAACGAAGCACGGTTCCGTGAAATGGTCCTCCAGGCCGAAACCAACCGCCTGACCGAGATCAACAAGACGATACGGGCCGAGGCGGCTTCGTCGGATGCTTATGTCCGCCGCTGGCGTCCGACCTGGGGATATGCGACTTCCGCCACCTGGACGCTCCAGACAGTGGCGATCTGCGGAGCTTTGGTGTTTTCATTTAAGCAGCCGGAATACGGCGCCGAAATACTAGGAGCGACGGCAACCCTGGTAACGGCCCTCTTGCCGCAGTGGGCAACGGCGCTCGCCGTTCTCGGCATTAACGTCAACAGCCGGTCCCGTGACAAGCAAGTCGAGGCTGGGCAGGCCCCGCCAACCGGCATACTCGGAGCGATCGCCACACGTCTTGCCGGAGGCGCTAAATGAGCGGGTGGACAGACCCAAGGCTGCTGGTCGAGATCTTCATTGTTTCCCTCAATATAGTCGGGTGGATCTTTGTCTGGATACGGGACAAGGACCGGGCAACCAACGACGCCTTAACGAAACTCGCGAAGGAAACCGACGAACGAATGGATGACCTTTCGGAGCGGACCGCGCGCATCGAAGGTGCTTCCCAGAACGCTCCGACAAGAGATCAGGTCGGAAAAATGGAAGTCTCGATTACTTCCGTTGAAGGCGATTTGAAGTCGGTCTCTACGGCGGTCAAAGCCATGTCCGACCAGATGAAGGACATGGGAGAAAACATTAAAATGCTCGTTAAACACGAGCTGACTGGAGGCGGCCGTGGATAACGTCACCCGTGAAAGCCTTCGGCTGTGCCTTCTCCGACTCCTGAACGATGCGCCCGGCCGGACGGCGAACGAGAGTGTGTTGCATGCGAGCGTGCAGAGCTTTGGTTTTGCGGTATCCCGCGATCAACTCGTTACCGAGTTGTCCTGGCTGAAGGAGCAAGGCGCCCTCGATGTCGGTACGATTGCCGATTTGAAAATCGCGACAGGGAATCTGCGCACCGACGATATCGTCAACGATCGCGCCCAGGTGCCCGGTATTCAGCGGCCCCGGCCGAAGGCCTAAGCCCATGGGCCGGAAGTCTTCCATCAAAGGCTTGCCCGAGCTGATCGTTAAACAGCTCGATCGCAAGATCGCGGAAAATCGCGAGACGCTGGACGACCTTCTCGACTGGCTTGTCGAAGTTCATGGCGCGGAGATCTCGCGTTCCTCGCTGCACCGTCACGCAGTCAACGTGCGTGAAGTGACGCAACGCATGACCGAGGTCCGCCAGATGGCCGCCGCGATCGCGACCGAAGTCGGCGACCTTGCAGACGATCAAACGATGCAGATGCTTATCCAGGGCATGCAATCGATCATGTTCCGGATCTCCATGCAGGCGCAGCAGGATGACGGCATGGTGCTTGATCCGAAGGACATGCACTTCATGGCCCGAGCGTTGAAGGATCTCGGCTCGGCGCAAAAGCAGACCGTCGATCTGAAAGCGAAAATCCGGGAGGACATCAGGGCCGAAGCCGTGGCCGCCCTCGATGAAGCAGAGAACAGCGCCAGAGAGGCCGGAGAAAAGGGGCTATCCAGGGAGGCCGTTGCCAAATTGCGTCGTGAATTCCTCGGCGTTCGAGACGGCAAATGACGCTGAACCAAACCCCGGCCCTGCCGGACGATCTGATCATCCCCGGCGGCTTGCCGCCCGAGGACATGGACCCGTTGAAAGACGGCATCCTGATGGCGCATCAGCTTTCGTGGATCGAGGACAAGTCGGATCTGAAGGCTTGCGAGAAAGGCCGGCGGACGGGCATCACATTCGCCGAGTGCCTGGACGACACACTGATCGCGGCAGCGGCCCGCAGCGCTGGCGGCGATCATGTCTGGTACATTGGCGACACCAAGGAAAAGGGACTGGAATTCATCCAGGTCGCTGCGCATTTCGCAAGGACCGTTGCGCAAGAATTGCTCAAGGTTGAGGAGTTTCTGTTCGATGACATCCAGCCCGATGGCAGCAGCCGGACTATTACTTCCTATCGCATCCGTTTTGCCTCGGGTTTTCAGATCGCGGCGCTGTCATCGAGGCCGGCCAATATTCGAGGCCTGCAAGGGATCGTGGTCATTGACGAGGCCGCATTTCACAACGACGTTCGGGCGGTCATAGACGCCTGCCTCGCGCTTTTGATCTGGGGCGGCAAGGTCCGGATTATCAGCACGCACAATGGCGTCATGAACGCCTTCAATGAGCTGATCAAGGACGCGCGCGCCGGCAAGAACAGTTTCAATATTCACCGGTACACCTTCGACGATGCGGTGAAGAATGGCCTCTACGAGAGGCGCTGTCTGATCAAGCAGGAAGAGCCGACCGAGGAAGGCAAGCGGGAATGGTACGCCAAAATTCTAGCCTCCTACGGCACGCGTGAAGACGCCCGGCAAGAAGAGCTTTTCGCTGTTCCGCGAGAGGGTGACGGCACAGTTTTAACCCTATCGATCATCGAGGCGTGCCAGGACAAAGCGTATTCCGTCAAGCGCTGGGAAGCGCCACTTCCGGTCAATGGCAGATCCTTTGTCGATTGGCCCGAGCGTGACCGGCACGCGCACATGCTTGATTGGCTGGATCGAGAGGTTGGCCCGATCCTCGCCACGTTCCCTAAGAACCTGCTCTGCGCGATGGGTGGCGATTTCGCGATGCGCCAGGACGTTGCCGATTACGCCTTTGGCTATACCGCCAAGAATCTGGACAGGATCGTGCCGTTGATTATCGAGATGCGGCAATGTCCCTATGACTGTCAGAAGCTCGCCCTGTTTTATGCCTGCGATCGCCTCGCCAGGTTTCAGGGCGGTATCCTCGATGCCAACGGCAACGGCATGGCGCTTGCCCAGGAAGCCCGGCAAAAGTACGGCCCGGAAACCATTGTCGAGCTTATGCCCTCTGACAACTGGAACCGGGAGAACTGGCCGCTCTTTCAAGCAGCATTCGAAGACCGGGAGATCAGGATCCCGGCTGATGACGATATCCGCGACGATCTCCGGCAATTTCGCAGCATGCGCGGCGTGGTCAAGATCCCGAGCAACATTCGCACCGAAGGCACGAACGGCGGCAAGCGCCACGGGGACGCGGGCGTTGCCTTGTTCAACTTCCACGCCGCCAGCCGTTCCAATTATGTGCCGAGCGAGTACGAGCCGATCGGCATCGAGCGTATCGGCTCAAGCATGGCATCATTCTAGGAGGCTCCAATGGACAAGACGGAAGACAAGAGTGCCGAGCGCGTGCCCGTCAAGCTCCGGGATGAGATCGCTATTGCATCGGCCGACATCACGATCCCGTGGCAAACCTTCATTCGGACGTCGCAGGACCCGGTTCTGACGGAGAAAGGCGGCGGCAAGGGGATTGGCATTTATCTGGATCTCCTGCGCGACCCGCATGTGCAGGCAGTCTTCCGCAAGCGCCGGGCGGCCGTGGTCGCCCGCGAATGGCAGGTCGAGCCGGCATCTGACCGGCCGATCGACAAGCAGGCCGCGGATCTGTTCCGGCATGCGATTTCCCGCATTCGCTTCGACCATTTGTGTCTGGGCCTTAACCTCTCGATCCTGACCGGGTATTCCGTCGCCGAGGTGCTCTGGGAAGTCGCGGAGTGGGAAGGCCGCAAGTGGATCATGCCGCGCGCGGCAAAGCCAAAGAACACACAGCGTTTTGTCTTCGACCGGGACAGCCAGCTGCGCATGCTGGTGCCCGATAATAGGTCTGAAGGCATCCCGTTGCCTGACCGTAAATTCATCGTCCAGGTGCATGGTTCCGAAGACACAGAAGATCCCTATGGTCTCGGGCTCGGCGCAACGATTTTCTGGTATGCGTTTTTCAAGAAGAACGGCGTCCGTTTCTGGATGAAGTTCGCCGACAAATTCTCACTGCCGACGCTCGTCGGGAAGCACCATCCGAGCGCAACGCCTGATGACAAGTCGACCTTGCGCGATGCGATCAAGGCGCTTGCTAACGATTTCGGGATTATCGTCCCGGAGGGAACAACGATCGATACGCTGGAAACCAAGATGTCTGGCAGTGCCTCGAATGGCTTTCTGGATCTCGTTTCGGAAATGGACGGCCAGATCTCCGAGGCCGTGCTGGGCGAGCGCCTGACCACCAATATCGGCGACACCGGATCGCGTTCGGCCGGTGAAGTGCATAACGAGGTCCGTGAAGAGCTGACGGACGCGGATTGCGATCTCCAGTCGGCCGTCATCAATTCGACGCTGGCGAAGTGGCTGACCGAGATCAATCTGCCCGGCGCGCAGCCGCCGTGGTTCTCCCGGCCGAAACCGGACAACGACGATCTGAAGGTCAAAGTGGAGATCGACAAGACGCTTGACGACATGGGCTTTGAGCCGGACGAGGAATACATCAATGAGACCTACGGCGGAAACCGCCGCAAGGTGGTTGCCCCGTCGCCAAACCCTGCCGCGCCGGCGGCGCCGGCTTTCGCGGATGAAGATGCGCCGACACGTGACGGCATCGATGACCTGGCCGATCAAGCCGAGCTGGCCGCTTCCGCCTATATGGACGAGCTGCTGGGCGAGATCGAGCAGATCCTTGGCACTTCGGCAGACTTCGCCGAGGCGCAACGGCGCCTGACGGATCTGGCCGAGATCATCCCGCGCGACCAGGCGCGCGTGCTGGCCGAGGCTATGGTCACGGCGAACCTCACCGGCCGGGACGATCTGACCGAAGGCAAACTTCCGTGAGCAGAGAGGACGCCGCGATCCCGGCCGCACGTCCGGTTCATTTCCGGGAGGCCTTAGATTTCCTGCGCAACAAGACGCGGGTGCCGACAGGGCAATGGGCCGATCTCTGGCGGGACGAGCACACGCGCGGCTTCATGGTCGCGGGAGCGGCGAAAGACCAGCTGATCGCCGATTTCCAGGGTGCAATCCTGAAGGCAATGGAGAATGGCGAGACGCTCGATTCCTTCCGGCAGGATTTCGACCGGATCGTCAAAAAGCACGGATGGAGCCACAAGGGTTCGAGCGGCTGGCGTTCGCGGGTGATCTTCGAAACCAATCTGAGGCAGGCCTACAATGCCGGCCGGTGGGTCCAGGCGCAGCGCTTGAAGAGCCGCCAGCCGTACCTGCGCTATGTGTCTGTCCAGGACGAACGCACACGCCCGCATCATCGCGCCTGGCACGGCACCATTCTTCCCGTCGACCATCCTTGGTGGAACGAGCACCACCCGCCGAACGGCTGGAACTGCCGGTGCAGTGTCATGAGCGTGAACGATCGGGAAATGAAGCGGCGCGGCTGGACGGTATCAAAACCGCCGCCGGACATCATTACGCGCCGCCGGATAAACACCAGCGCGGGCGCCCGCATTGTCGAGGCGCCGGCAGGCATCGATTCCGGTTTCGATTACAACCCCGGCCTCGGCGCCTTCGGACGCGCCAGGCAGGCTTCCATACTCAAGCTGGAAGATCACCGGACGGAAGAATTTTTCGCGCCTGGCTACGTCCCTCCCGGATTTAACCAGGACGAGCCGCCTGCCATTGAGCCGCGCAAGCCGCAACGACCGCTTGTGGACTACCTGCAGCAGCCAACCGAGCCTGAGATGCTGAAGCGCCTGCATGACGCGATCGGCGGGGACCATGCGGTCTATCTCGATCCGTTCGGGCATCGCGTGGCGATCACCGACGCCATTGTCACACACTGGAGAAATGATCCGGACAAGCTCAGGACCCGCGATGCGATGTTCGGGCAGTTTGAGGAGCTGATCCAGTCCCCATCCGAAATCTGGCTGGGCTTTGCCCGGCGGCCGGATGGCAAAGTGATCCTGAAGCGGCGTTACATCAACGTGGTCACTGATGCCGGCAACCGGCCGGCGCTGATCTTCATCGCCGAGGAGCGCGAAGGCTTTGTCGGGTTTCATGAAGTGGGCTTGCAAGGCACCACGATTATCGGTGGCCGCGTGCCAAGCAGCCTGCGGCTCGGGAAGTTCCGCCGGGGTAAGCTGATCTATCGCCGGGAAGGGTGATGCGATGACCCCGCCGCGCTTCAGGTCTCGCCTCTCACGAGGGCATAGCGGGCACGGCCGCGCCCCTCGATCGAACCTCTAATCTACGCTCTTTAGACCGCCGCTTCAATGCCGGCCGCATTAAATGCGCCGTGGGCGGCTTCAGTGCGGCTTCATGCCCCGATACGCGATGGATGCCTCTAGAGGCCGGGAAAACTACTTCAAAACCCATTTAACGGCGATCCTGGACTTGATCCTTGCACGCGGAATCGGACCGCGTGCATAGTGAGGGTCGATCGCGGTCCGTTACAGCGCCCGGCGATCTTCCCGCTCATGCCATGATTTCGGGGCGTATCCTCCAGCTCCCCTCCGCAGGGTACGCGGGCGTACCCTTATTTCCAGAACATAAGCCCGGCAAACTTCGCTTCTACTCACGAGGAGCGAGCAATGCCTGAAATCGAGATCCTTCGAACCGGAACTTTCACCGCCATGAACGGTGAGCAGCATACGTTCGGGGATGACGATCTGGCGGCTATCGCTGCGGCCTACAATACTGAGCTTCACGAGGCTCCGATTGTCGTGGGGCATCCGAAGTCCAACGGCCCGGCCTACGGCTGGGTAAAGGGTCTGAAATTCGCCGGCGGCCGTCTGATCGCGGATGCCGGCGACATCGACCAGGACTTCGCGGATCTGGTTCGCGCCAAACGGTTCAAGAAAGTTTCCGCCAGTTTCTATGCGGCAGACGGTGCCGGCAACCCGACACCCGGCATTCAGCACCTTCGTCATGTCGGATTCCTCGGCGCCATGCCTCCGGCCGTTAAGGGCCTGAAGGTGTGCGAGCTGTCCGAGGATGAAAGCTGCATCGAAATCGAATTCGGCGAGCGAGAAGAGCGGGCGGCCGGCCGGCTTTTCCGGGGCCTGCGCGAATATCTGATCGGTGACCGGGATCTCGAAACAGCCGACCGGGTCCTGCCGACTTGGGAGATCGAACGGCTGGAACAGGCCGGTTCCGATGCCGCGTCGATGTTTGCCGAAGATGGCCGCGCCCCGGCCGATCCACCCAAAACCGAGGAAGACGACATGCCAGACAAGACCAAACCGGGAGGGTCAACCGACCTTTCCGAACGCGAGCGCGAACTTGATGCCCGGCAGGCCGAGCAGGACAAGCGCGATGCGGAATTCGCCGAGCAGCGCAAAGCGGAACAGACCAAGGCCAACGGGGCTTTTCTCGACGGCCTGGTCAAGGAAGGCAAGCTGCCCCAGGGCATGCGGCCGTCTGTGCTCGGTTTCATGGAGAAGCTGGACACCGAAACCACACTGGATTTCGGCGAGGCGCGTGACGTCCCGATGACGGACGCCTTCCAGAAGCTCCTCGGCCAGCTGCCGGCGATGGTCGATTTCGGTGAGGTGGCGAAAGGCCAGCAGGTCGAGCTGGCCGAGATCGAGCTTTCCGACGCGCCAGAACTCGGAAAGAAGGCCGGAGAGTTGCGCCGCCGCCTCAAATCCGAAGGCACAGAAATCAGCATGTCCGAGGCGGTCCATCGCGTCCGCACCGGCAAATCCTAAGGAGGCGCTCCGATGCGCGTTGACGGACTGACTATCAGCATCAAGGCGGGCGCGGCTGTAGCCGCCCACCGGATCGTTCAATATGACGGTTCCGGCGGCGCCATTCAGGCGACCGGCCCGACCGATCCGAGTTTTGGCGTTTCCGATCTGGGCGCCGACAGTGGCGCAGCTCTCGACGTTCGCATGGGCGGAATCGCGCCGGTTGATTATGGCGGTGCGGTTTCTGCCGGTGATCCGCTGACCAGTGATGCGGACGGCAAGGCTATTGCCGCAACGCCTCACACTCACACCGAAAACACGGCCGGCGCCTATGCCCAGGACGCAACCACGGACGGCGCATCGACGGTCCGGATCATCGGATACGCCTTTGTTGACGGCGAGGACGGTGACATCGGCTCCGTCCACCTCACGCCGGGCCAGGCGTAACCAGGAAAGGCTATCGCACCATGTCCACCAAATATCCGTTCACGCCTGATCCCGTCCTCACCGCAATTGTGGTCGGATACGGCAATCAGGCCTTCATCGCGGACGAGATCCTTCCGCGCACCAACCCGATCGGCAAGCGTGACTTCGAGTATACGGTCTTCGATAAGGCCGATACGCGGACGATCCCGAGCACGCTGGTCGGCCGGCGCTCCCGTCCGAACCAGGTGGAATACGGCTCCAAGCGCGAGTCCGCTTCCTGCAACGATCATGGCTTGGACGATCCGATCCCGCAGGATGACATTGACAACGCGCCGACAGGGCACGATCCGCGCGAGCAGGCCAGCGAAAACCTGATGGAGGTGATCGCGCTCGACCGAGAGCAGCGCGTTGCCGGCATCGTTCAGGACTCTGGAAACTATGACGCGGAGAACGTGCTTGCCTTGGCCGGCACGGACAAGTTCTCAGATTATGAGAATTCCGATCCGCTTCAGGTGCTGCTGGACGCGATCAGTAAGCCGTTGATTACTCCCGATCATGCCTGCTTGAGCCACCCTGCCTGGAACAAGATCCGCATGCATCCGAAAATCGTCAAAGCGGTGCACGGCAACTCCGGTGATGCCGGTGTGGCATCGCGCCGGCAAGTCGCCGACCTGCTGGAGCTGGAAGACATCTATGTCGGAAGTGCGCGCTACAACGTCTCCCGGCCCGGCCAGGTGGCAAGTTACGAGCGCGTTTGGGGCAATCACATTTCGCTCTTCAACAAGAGCCGGAGCCCGTCGATCCGGACCGCTTCAGGCTTTGGATACACCGTTGTCCAGGCCGCGCGTGTCGCGGGGACGATCCATGACCCGCATATCGGCATGCGTGGTGGAGAGATCGTCCGTGTCGGCGAATCCGTAAAGGAGCTGATCTGCGACCCCAACGCGGGCTTCCTGCTCCAGAACGTCATCTAACCCCTGCCGCTGGTCGGCCCGGCCGGGGCCTGGCACTGAAGGAGACCCGCTATGTCGGAACCGCTTTTCAAACTTAAACGCCGCATTCTCCGCAGCGGCCTGCTTTACGAGCCCGGAGCCGTGGTCCGGCTTGGTAGTGAAGCCGAGGCGAAGGAACTTTTGGCAATCAGCGCTGGCGAACTGGTAGCCGGCGACCAGTTCGGTTTTGACGCGCCGGATGTGATCACCGACGAGATGATCCTTGAGGCAGTCGGGAAGCTCGATCCCGTTGAGCACTTCACTTTGGAAGGCAAGCCGTCTGTTTTGGCGCTCGGCGCGATGATCGGCGCCCTGGTTACGATCGAGCAGCGCGATGCGTTCTGGGCCAAAGGCCGCGGCGATGCCGATACGCCGGCGTCTGACGCCAACGCGGTTACAGATAAGGTGGTCGCTCAGGCGCGCGAGCAACTCGGCATCGGGGACGAGCCGACCAAGGATCTCGATCCTGGCACCGCCGCAGTTTCGGACGAGGAAATCGTCCAGGCCATCCATCAACTCGACAAGGACAAGCCGGATCAGTTCACCAAAGGCGGCAAGCCCGAAGTGAAAGCGATCGAGAAGATCCTGGGCGGCCGGCAGATCTCGGCCAAACAGCGCGATGCAGCCTGGGCGGTGATCGAAGCCGCCGGGGCAGAAGACAGCGACAGCAGCAAGGACAACGGTTCGGCCTAGAGCACGGACGCTCGCCGACGAAGGCGGCGCCTGGTTCTCGTTTCGCTCCGAAGCCCGGCGCCGCCAGACGAATGCACCCCGAAGAAGAGTACGGGATCGAAGGCGGCGGTGTTCAAGGGAACACCGCCGCATCAGGAAAGAAACAATGAGCTACACGGACAAAACCCAGCTGATCCTCGCTTATGGCGAGACGGACATCTTGGACCTCACCGACCGCAACGAAGCGGGTGAGATCGATGATGCCGTGCTGGCCGAAGCCATTGCCACGGTTACCGGAGAAATCAACGGATACCTTTCCGGCCGCTACAAGCTGCCGATCGCGACCGTCCCGGCTGTTCTGCGCTCAATCGCGAACGCCCTGGTGTTCGAAAAACTGCACACCCGTTCGGTTGATGACGCGGCGGCGGCGGCGGCCAAGACGGCGCGCGACCAGCTGAAGGCCATCAATGCCGGCAAGATGAAGCTGGAAGTCGAAGGCGCCGAAACGCCCTCGAGCGGCGCCGGCGTCGAGTATTTCGGATCGCCGCGCGTTTTCACCGATGAAACCCTCGGGGGCTTCTGATGGCGATCGGGATCAAGCACACTTTAACCGGGCTTCAGGAAGTCGTCGCGGCGCTGTCACAGATCGATATCGGCAACCGTGACACCACGCCGATGATGGACGAGATCGGCGCGGCGATGGTCGCGTCCACTCAGTTGCGCTTCGAAGACGAAAGAGATCCGGACGGCAATCCCTGGCCGCCCTCGATCCGCGCCAAGGCGGAAGGCGGACAAACGCTTACCGAGCGAGCACGGCTGCGTCAGTCACAGACGCACAATGCGTCCGAACGCAAGGTGGAATGGGGCACGGATCTGATTTACGCGGCGATCCACCAATTCGGCGGGACGATCCGGGCGAAAGGTGGCGGCAAGCTCAAGTTCAAGATCCCCGGCGGCGGCTTCGCCCAGGTTGACCAGGTCACGATCCCGGCGCGGCCGTATCTCGGCGTGAATGCCGAAAACGAAGCCGAAATCCTCGCGATCGTCTCCGACTGGATCGCCGGCGAAACTCAGGGAGCGGTGCTGTGAGCGCTAATCCCGGAATTGACATCATGCCGGCGGTCCAGGCACGCCTTGTGGATCAGGTCCCCGCCTACAAATCGAGCGGGATCGCGGACGATTTCGCCGAGCTGATCCGCGAAGGCTCGTTGCCGCACCAGGTCCCCGCTTTCTTTGTCGTCTCGCGTGGCGACAAGGGAGCGAAGAATACCCACGGCACCGGCGCGCATGTCCAGAAGATCACAACCCGGATCGGTGTTGTCACGGTCACATACCGGAAGGGCGCCCGCGCCGCCGCCAAGGCAATGCAGGAGCTTTGGGAGCTTTTGCCGCAGGAGCTGGCAGCGCTGGCCGGTTGGTCGCCGGGCGGGAGTTACGAGCCGCTCTCCCTGATCGGCCGGGATCAGCTTTCATCGCCGGGACAATCGGCCGTTTTTCACATGAGCGAGTACGCCACGAGCTGGCAGTTGCGGAGGACGTGATGCGGGATTTGTTCATGGATTTGAGGAACTGGATGCGGCGGCAACGCCGCCGGTTTCAGGAGATCGGTTTCCACTGGAACGACAGTGCCGGCCATGAGGGCGTGACCTTCACCGGCATTTCTATCAGCGGGTTTTACCGCACCAAGTTTTACGGCCTCACCATTCTGGAGCGCGATCAATGAGCACCATCAAATCCGGCGGTCGATATGTCCGCCAGGCACCCGGCGCCAAGCCGGTGCTGGAGCATCGCACGAAGCCCAGCGACGGCAAGCTGCGGGATGCCAAGGGCAAGCCCCTGAAGGCAGAGAACCCGCCGGAACCGAAACAGGCGCCGCCGGCCGCGTCCGTGACGCAGGCCACGAAACCGGCTGCGAAGAAGGAGGCGAAGGCCGATGACTAAGCTATTCGATCAGAAGGCGATCCTCGCAAAAATCGAGGACACCTACGCCACGGACGCCTCCCCGGTTGCCGCCAACGCCATCCTGGCGACCAACGGCCGCTGGGAGCCTATCGCTGGGTCGACTGTCAGCCGGAACCTTGAACAGCCTTACCAGGGCGGCCAGGAAGAAGTCCGGACCAATGTCCACGCCATCCTGACCTTCGATGTCGAGCTGGCCGGAGCCGGTGCCGCCGGTGACGTTCCGGCCTGGGGTGTTTTGATGCGGGCGGCTGGATTTTCCGAAACCGTTACCACCGAGACCGATGTGGTCTATGCGCCGGTTTCGGCTGATCATGAAAGCTGCACCCTGTATTTCAACGTGGACGGCATCGATCAGAAGTTCCTCGGCTCCCGTGGATCGGTTTCGATCAATGCGCCGGCCAACGACTACATGAAGGCCACTTTCCGCATTCTTGGCCGTTTCGCGGCACCGACTGATACGGCCGCCCCTACCGTCGATTACACGGCCTGGATCGATCCGGTAGTCGTGAACTTCGCCAACACCAGTACATTCAGCATCGGCGCGGTGACGACACTTGGCCTCGAATCCTACAGCCTTGATATGCGCACCAATGTGGTGGCCCGCGATTTACCGAACAGCCGGGACATCAAGTCCGTCGCCCGCGATCCGGGCGGCAGCGTGACCGTCGAAGCGGACACGCTGGCGACCTTCAATCCGATCGCGCTGGCCCGTGCCGGCACCAAGACGACGATGGCCCTGCATCACGGCACCGTTGCTGGAAACATCATTCAGATCACCAAGCCGAAAATCCAGCTGCAGGCGCCAACTCCCGGAAACCGGGACAACGTCATGAACTGGCAGTTGCCTTACAAGGCTCTGCCGGATGCGGGCAACGACGAGGTGATTATCACGGTCCTCTAACTGCCTTTGAACATCACTTAAAACAGGAGCGAAACCATGACTGCCTTCATTTTCGAAGAGAACCAGCGCGTCACCTGGCCCGTTCACGTCAACGTGCCGGACCCCAACAGCCAGACCGGCAAAGTCATGGTCCAGACGCTCAAGATCGAGATCGATTACGACAGGCTCATTGACAACCCGATCTATGAAGATGCCCGGCATCGGGCAACGGCAGAGGACGTCAGCGCCTTCGAGGTGACAGAGATCATGAGCACGGCAATTCGTGATCTGGCGGAAGACGTTGTTGTCGGCTTCTCCGGTATGAAGGCCGGGCCGAAGAAATCAGATCCCGATGTCGAGTTCACTCCCGAGCTTTTCAAGAAACTCCTTCGCCGGCCCTCGTTCTTTGTTGGCGTCAAGAATGCCCTTGAGCAGGTCCGGAACGGCCAGGCCGCGAAAACGGGAAACTAATCGAAGCCGCCGAGCACTGGGCCAGGCTCCAGCGCGGCGGCGGCTCCCGTGGCGGCATCAGTCAAGAGGTCCTGGACGACTTCCGCCGCTGGGGCATGCCGGAAGAAAAGCTGGAGCAGCTGCGCCAGCGCCAGGGCTCGAAAGGCGTGAAGGTCTGGGCCGTCAACTGGCCGGTTCTGGAGGTGTTTCTTTCCCTCGCTACTCAATGGCGGACGGTTCCGATAACGACAATGAAAACGGTCAAGATCACTTATTTGGGCCTCGAATATACCTCGCTCGCCGTGACGGCGGCGGCGTATGGCCTCGATCTTACCCCTGAAGTAATGCGGAACGTGCAGGCGATGGAAGCCGCCGCCTGCCGCATCCTGAACGGTTCCTGACGCCATGACGCTCAATCTTTCCCTTCTTCTGGAAATGGAAAACGAAGGCTTCGTTGCAAAGGCGAAGGTTTCGAAGGCTGAAATTGATCAGTTCGTCACGGGACTGAACGCGCTTGGCGGTGCCAGCGACACCACCAAGAAAAAGACCGACGATCTCGGCGACTCCTTCCGGAAATCGGGCGACGACACGAAAGAGCAGGCCGCCCAGATCCAGCGCCTCACCGCGTTGTATAACCCGCTCCAGGCGGCGCAGGAGC